CGCGCGGATCGGTTCCTCGGGCGGCGGCGCGCGGATCGGTTCCTCGGGCTACGGCGCGCGGATCGTATGTTCTGGGGAGAATACCACCGTCGCATTCGCTGGCCGACACGGATCAGTCAGTCTTGGCAAAGGCGGCGCGGCATCTCTGGTATGGCACGATGGCAACCGCAATCGCTTCATCAATATCTACGAAGGCGAGGATGGTATTGAGGCTGGTGTTCTCTATGCCATCACAAACGGCAAAGTGGTGAGGCAGTAATGCCTCCCCTCCCCGACAACTACCTAACACGCTTTCTCGGCATGGTCCTGCTTGGCGCCATGCTTCTGGGAACAGTGTTCTACGCATTCGCCACTATCGTAATGCCCTGACACGACCGGGCCACCGGGATTGCGGTCCCGGCAGTCTGGCCGAGTTGGCCGAGTATTCCTGAAATAGAGAGGAATTGATTATGTGCAGTAATCTTCCTGACGGTTGTTCGCAGGGTGATATTGATCGCGCAATGGGTGGTGATTGGCCCGCGTGGGCTGAGGACGAATACCAGAAGCTGTGTGAGTATAGCGCGTCTCTGGCTGCCTTGCGCAATCAGGCGCGGGGGATTGATGCCCGCTTCCACGATGTCAGCGACATGACCGGCGGCAAGTATGGCGGCGCACTGGATGATGAAATTGTCATGGTGAGCAAGTCGATCAAGGAGTTCCCGGAAGCAGTCGAGCGCATTGAGTCCGAAGATCGGTCGGATGTTGCCTTTGACCAGGCTGATATGCGTCGGGATGCGCGGGTGGAGTGCGTGGCATGACCAGCCAATACGAGCAGCCCCTCGACAACATCTATGAGGGCCTGTCGCGTGCAGAGATCGTTCTGCGCCGCGACATCGCACGGGAAACGCGCCCCGAGATCAGGGCTGACCTTGAAGATGATCTGGCGCACGTCTGCAAGGCCCGCAAAAGCCACTCCTTTTTGGCGGGAGAACTGCCATGACCTTCACCCTGACCGAACACCAGCGCGTGCGGATCAACCGGCGCGTGATGCAGAACCATTATGGGAGGCGCGGGCTGTGAGTGAAGAGAATTTCACGCCGGGTCCGTGGCGGCGAGGGTTCAAAAATATTGGACACGTTACTGCTGAAAATGGAGCGGTCATCGCCAAATGCGAGCGTCTAACCAGTCTCTACAATATGCAAGCCAATGCCCGCCTGATCGCCGCTGCTCCCGACATGTATGCCGCTCTGGTCGATTTCATCGAATACGAGCGCCTGATGGATGCGGATGAGCATGTCGCGGGCATGTGTAAGTATGATGACCTGCGGGAGAAGGCCGTCAAAGCTCTAGCTAAAGCCCTAGGTGAAGCATGAAACCCCTTACCCCCCGCCAACTCGAAGCCGCACGTCGGAACCTGCGCATGATGGACCCGCGCATCGACTGGCAGCGCATCACGGGACATGACGATCTGGAAATCCCCGCGTGGCCGTTTCCTGATTACGACAAGATTTACTTCCCGCCATCCTATGGAGTCCCCAGTCATGTCTGAAACGCTTGAACGTAAAGCGACCACAACACCCGTCAAGCAGGATCAGGCGGTAGCAACAAGGCAGGAACAGGAACCAGCCATATCCAATGGCATCCTGAACGTCATCGCGCGCGCGGCCGCCGATCCGTCTGTTGATGTGGACAAGATGCATGAGCTGCTCAAGTTGCAGGACAGCATCATGAAGCGGCAGGCAGAGGCCGAGTTCAACCAGGCAATGGCCGATGCGACCGGGGAAATCCAGCGCGTTGCGAAGATGGGCAAGGTCGATACCGGCAAGGGGAAATACAGCTTCGCCCGATGGGAAGATATGGACCGGATGCTTCGGCCGGTCATGCAGAAGTTCGGGTTTTCCTTGTCATTTGACGCACAGGAGCGGCAAGGCGGCGGCCTGACGATCACTGGCACAATCCGGCACCGCAGTGGGCACAGCCAGACGGCATCCATGCCGCTTCCGATCGATAATGGCCCCGGCCGCAACGCCCTGCAGGCAATGGGATCAACGCTGTCCTACGGGAAGCGGTATTGCGCGGAGATGCTGTTCAACATCGTGCGCGAGAATGCCGATGATGATGGTGCGCAGGGGTTTGTCCGTACTGTGGATGCGGCGCAAGCGAAGGCTATTCAGGATATGGTTGCTGAAATTGGCATGCCTTTGGCAGATGTTCTCAAGCATTTCGGTGCCAACTCGATACAGGAACTCCCGGCCAATCAGTTTGCTCGGATTGTAAATTCTCTGAACAAGCGCCGCCAGACAGGAGCGCCAACGAAATGAAGATCCACACAATGGAGCAGGGCAGCGAAGCGTGGCTTCATGCCCGGCTGGGCCTTCCTACGGCATCTGAGTTTGATAAGATCGTCAGTAACACTGGGAAACTTTCTACCCAGTCCCGCAAGTATGCCATCAGGCTTGTCGGGGAAATCATTCTCCGGAGACCTCTCGGGGCTGATCTGTCAAACAATTACGATGTGCAGCGCGGCAATGAACTTGAGCCGGTCGCAGCTGACCTTTACGCGTTCGAGACTGGTCGCGTCCTGCAGAAAGTCGGCTTCGTGACGCTTGATAGCGGCATTGCCGGGGCCAGTCCTGACCGGCTGGTGGGCGATGATGGGCTTCTGGAAATCAAGTGCCCGAAGGTAGAAACCCACATCGAATACGAGTTCGACGGGTTTGGGCACAAGTATAATACCCAGACACAAGGCCAGATGATGGTCTGTGAACGCGAATGGACAGACAAGTATTCCTATTGCGAGGAAATGCCGTCCTACGTGGAGCGGGTGTTCCGGGATGAACCGTTCATCAAGAACCTGGGACAGGCCCTCAAAGACTTCAATGACATGAAGCTGGAACTGTTGGAACTGGCCCGGCAGCGCGGGATGATGCAGCAGTCGGAGATTGCGGCATGATCCCCACCAGCGACGCCGCCGAACCCGACTACCTGGCAACCCGGCTGACGTGGACGCAACAGGTCGAACTTCACATGCGGGCGCATAATTCTGCGCCCCTCACCCTTTGCCAGAAGCGCCGGTTGCGCATTGCCCGCGATAACGGCCTGACCCCATGGGAAGCGTTCGAGCAGATCGTGGGGGCTGATAATGTGTGGTTCTGACGAACTGATCCACGACACGCGGCAGATTACTTTGGAAGAGATGATTATGACGAACGAAACACCGATGTATCTTGTTCCTGGGCGGCTGACGGATGATCAGGCTAAGAGGGCGACAGAGGGCGCGACACGCGCGCTGGCCCTTGGTCGGGAAGCCTGCATCGCTGATTATATAATCCATGCTATCGGCACCCCCATCCAGCCGTGCGCGGATGTGGATACGGTAGGCTATGGTCGGGAAGCCTCGTTTTCCGACCTGAAAGGGGACGGTTGCCATGGCGTGTCGATCCACAAGGAATGGGACGGTGGCATTCCCCTCGTCCGCCGCACCGACATGGATGCGCAGGTTGCCCGTGTGGCGGCGGAGAAGGATGCGGAAATCGACGACATAAAGGCTTTCCTTCGCCCAGTCCTGACAAATCTGGATTATGCGGCTCACGAATTGGAACAGACAGAAGCTGCCCAGTCTGTCCACCAGTTGGCCCATATCTGCCTTTCGCTTCTGTCTGATGAAGAAAGCATACGCCAGAGTGCGCTTGCTGAATTGACAGCCCTCAACGAAGGAGCGGCGGGATGACCGAACCCATGTATCGCCACAAGAAACGTGGTGGCCTGTATGTCGTGCATGGGCGCGCAACGCTACAGGCTGATGGTCCGCACGATATGGCCGAATGCGTGATTTATTCCAGCATGGCGGATAGTCGCGTTTGGGTGCGTCCGGTAGCGGATTTCTTCGACGGTCGTTTTGAGGAGGTCCAGCCATGAGCGACTGGAACGGCCTGCCAGATCAGCCGGAGCGGAGTGGGTGGCATATCACCCTCGACAATATCGGTGATCGTCATGAGTTCTGGTGGGAAGGCCCCGACTATCAATACTGGACCACATGCGAAGGCGGCGATCTGGTCTGGTCGATTGAGGAAATGGCGGCAGAGTATTCGTATGTCGGCGCCGTCTATTCAGCATCCGAACTCGCGCAGATGCGGAAGGATGAGAGGGATCGGGTGGCGCAGGTTTGCGAAAGATGGGCACAGGCCTGCGGTGCAATATACGACCTCAATCCCACAGACTATTCTGCTGGGGAGGCGGATGCATGGGAAGAGGCAGTGCGGGCTATCCGCACCCTAACCGACAATGAAGGGAAGAAGTCGTGAGCTACGTAGAGTTCTGTTCTGAACGGACGCATACTGCGAAGAAGGCCCATATATGCGATGGATGCCTAACTTCCATTCATCCGGGTGAAAAATATCTTCACATCGCTGGGAAATGGGATGGTGACTTTTGTACAGCAAAATACCATCCAGAATGTCGGGAATATGAAGAAAAGGTCAATTATCACACAGATTCCCGTATAGATGATTACATGATTTTACATGAAGTAGTGGGTGAAGATCGTAGTGTTTTGGATGATGCCCCGGAAATAATTAAAGCGAGATTTCAGCGGGAGAAGAAGTCATGAGAAGTCGGGAAGAACAGATCAAGGTTCTGGCGGATGATTTCGCTAATCCGCCAGAAAGCTACCAGATGATGGAAGTGGCGGAACTGCATATCAACGAGGCCATCCAGCGCGGGCGTGAACTGGAGCGCGCGGAGATGGGGCAGCAGTGGGAAACTGACATAAAGAAGGCCCCCGGACTTCGCCACACCGTTCTGGTCAAACTCAAAGACGGGCGCGTGACCATGGCCAATAACGAGTTTGGTCCGGGCCAAGATGGTTGGGTCGATATCGTTGGAATGCAAACAGACATCGCGGAAAGCGATATCGTGGCATGGTGCTTTTGCCCAGATTATCAGCAGCTAGAGTGCGAGGTATGACCGTAACCCTGACAGGCATCACCAAGTCGATGGTGCCAGGCGTCGATACTGCTGCCCAGCTTCTCGCCTACTGCGCCCGCGTGTCCAGCACGGCCAACCAGATGAACCATGAAACCGGACCCAAGTTGCTGCGGTTTCTGGTCGAGCGCAAGGAGTGGTCGCCACTTGAAATGATCTCCCTAACCATGGAGATCGAGACCACGCGCGACATTGCGCGCCAAATCCTGCGGCATCGGTCATTCTCGTTTCAGGAGTTCTCCCAGCGCTATGCGGTAGTAGATGACATTCCTGTGTTCCGTGAGGCGCGACTGCAGGACCACAAGGACCGGCAGAATAGCATCGAGACGGATGATGAGGAATTGGCCAGCGGATGGGAGGACATGCAGGCCCGCGTCAATATTGCGGCTGACGACGCCTATAGCTGGGCGCTGGAGAACGGCATCGCCAAAGAGGTGGCCCGCGCAGTGCTGCCCGAGGGCATGACCCCTTCACGCCTCTACATGGCCGGAACGCTGCGGTCATGGATGCACTACTGCGCGCTGCGGTGCGAGCGGAAAACCCAGAAAGAGCATCAGGAAATCGCCTTCGACGTGGCCGATATCCTGCGCGAGCAGTTCCCCGATATTGCCGACCTTATCCCGAGCCGGGAGGACGAAAATTGACCGAACAAACCCACACCCCCTACCAGCGCGGACGCCGGGCGGCTGAGCGTGGGGCGCCCCGTGAATGTCCTGTAGAAATGGTTGCCTTTGGCGGAGCACTTAAGTGGTTCAAGGGCTACGATAGCGTCCCCGTGATGGATCGCTCCATGGGCCTGATAGGTGCTGCGCAGGATCCTGCCAGCACCGTCAACCATCCCCACCACTACAACGCCCACCCGTCCGGTATCGAATGCATCCAGGTGGTTGAGCATATGTCGTTCAACCTCGGCAATGCCCTGAAATACATCTGGCGCGCCGATGAGAAGGGCAATGCGCTGGAGGATCTGAAGAAGGCCGAGTGGTATATCAAGCGCGAGATCGCGCGGCGGGAGGCGGCATGACCTACAATCTGCGCGTGGCTGGCGGCCTGACTGAACCGCTGGAACTGGTCGCCCAGAACCGATACCGGGTATTCCTGCGGTGGCGTGGCGAGATCGTCGCGGCACGTCCGCAGGACTGGCACACGCTGGTGGAGAGCGGGCGCGTGGTGGAGGTGGGGAATGGGTGAAGCGCTGGAACGCTGGCTCAGCCGTGAGGGTCTGGCCCGACGCATAGACGTGAAGCCCCACAACGTCGCCCGCATGGTCAAGCAGGGCAAACTGCCACGCCCCAGCTATCACCTTGGCGAGCGCAGTCCGCGATGGGACCGACATGCCGTGGATGCCCTCATGATGAAAAGTCAGGGCATCGAGGTCAAGCGCGATATGGATGAGATATTAGAGCAGGCTTGTGAAGAAAAAATCAGACGGCACGCAGCGCTTCAAGCTCGTAAAAAAGCGCCTGGCAGACGGGTCAATTAAGGAATACCGGTATCCAGTGAAGAAGGCTGGTGAGGATGAACCTCGCCAGCCCGCACAGGGGACGTTATCCCATATCATCCGGCTATATCAGGGCAGCGTAGAGTTTCATTCCGCGAAGCCTAAAACACAGAGTGTGCGAAGTCTTTATCTGGGTGAGTTTGAAAATATTTTGGCGTTGCCAATTCAGGACGTGAAAAGGAGAAATATCTTATCGATAAGGGATATGCTTTCTACAATTCGCGGAAACGGGGCCGCTAACGGTTTTCTAGCGGCAGCCAGATCATTATTCGCATGGGCAATCAGTCGTGATTGGGTTGAAATAAACCCGGCCGCCGGGGTCAAGCCGATGCCTGTTTCTCCATTGCCCGCATGGACACCAGAGATCGTGCAGCAGGCCATGGAGACACTGACCCCTACCCTGAAACGCGCCGTCATTCTGGCCCTGTTTACCGGGCAGCGCCGAGGGGATTTGTGCAGAATGAAGTGGAATGACATATCTGATGGCGTAATCTATCTCGTTCAGGGCAAGACTGGCGTCCCGCTCAGAATACCCGTTCATCCCGCATTGCAAGCGCATCTTGAGCGCTGGCCCCGGACGAACGAGTTTATTTTAACAACATCAAGAGGGCGTCCGTGCCGACCGGATACATTGTCTGGGGGACTGTATAATGCGGCGGTAGAAGGGAAAATACCCAAGGGATTTAATATCCACGGCCTACGAAAAATGGCGGCGACGTTATTGGCAGAGGCCGGATGCTCTACACATGAGATCGCGGCAATAACTGGCCATAAAAGCCTTGCCATGGTTCAGCACTATACGGCGTCAGTCAATCAGGAGAAATTGGCGAAGGAGGCCATCAGTCGGATAAATGCCAGTTTCCTAAACGAAAAGGAAACTGGCTAGTAACATACTGAAAATACTAGGTTTAAAGATCCCCGGTCAGGAA